TTACCGCAACTCAACTTGCTACTTCTGTAGCTGGTGTCGGAATTCTCGGTGGTGGCGGTACCGCTCTTGCCCTTGATTTTAACGAATTAAGTGCTGCTGCTGTTGACGTTGCTGCTGATAGCATTGGCATCATTGATGCCAACGATTCCAACGCTTCTAGGAAGGAAAGCATCGCTGACCTTGTGACGGCCATGGCAGGTGCCGGTCTTACCGCTACCAACGGTGTTCTTTCGACAGATGCCGGCGGCACACCGACTGGTGTTGGTAACGCAAATGCGACGCTGACGGAGGGTACTACCTATGGTACTACCACCTTGACAGCTGATCGTACTTGGACGCTCCCGGCATCACCCGATGATGGTGATCAGGTTCGTGTTAAGGCGCCACCTAGTTTGGGCGGCTTCAAGCTACTCATTGCTAAGCAAGGTTCTCACACTATTGACGGCGTGAGCGATATCATCCTCGAATCTGATTCGGCGGCGGTTACGCTTGTCTATGTTGCAACCAACCTGTGGAAGATTATGTAATCTAAAGCATCTGCTTGGGTTAAGGTATTCTTAATTTTTGGATGCCCCTCTTTGTGGGGGGGCATCCTCTTTTTTTTGGACTATTTATTAGTATGGAAACGTTAGATTTACACGGCATTCGTCACGAAGAAGTAGAATCCAAGATTCACCGGTTTATTTACCGAGTGTCTTTTCCTTGTAAGATAATTACTGGGCACTCACACGCGATGAAACACATAGTCCGCGATGTTCTGCGAGAATATGATTTAAAATCTCACTACGAAAACTATGTAAATAATGGATGTTTAGTGATCACTGAATAAAACAGAGCTATTTAGAGAGCGAGGGATAAATATGGCTTATAATGTATTGAAGGGCATTGTCGAAGGATCTGTTGATCAATATGGCGATCAAGAGATTGAGGGAGTGAAGGTATTCAAGAATACGATTAGCGCTAGCGTGTTTTATGACACCGACGCACAAAGCGCATGCGCCACCTTTAAAGATGTTGCGATCCGAGAAGTACAAGGCGCGGTAAAGAACTCGATTCTCACGTTCCAACGCGAAGGCAAAGCTAGAGCGGAACACAATTTGAGTTTCGACGGCCGCCGCTTAACAACAAAAGAGGTGTGCGCAACAAATTTTATTGGCGCCGCCAGCGGCCTTTCCGATATCCCTGCTAAAAATCTGACCGGCACTATTTCTGCGGAGGCCCTAAACATGGGTCATGGAATTAGAAACGTTAGAGGCACACTACAAGTGCGCCCGGGTAAAGGAGTAGAAGTGAGCGATAGTGGCACTTCTATCGACATTGGCCCACACAGCGGCCTTTCTTTTAAAAGAAACAAGCTTGTGGCAGCGCCTCATACATGCTTGGACATCACCCTCAGAGGTCAGAACCTCGGCGATGACGATGTTTTAATTGTGCACGATGCGTCTCGCAATGAAGTTCGCAAAACCACATTGGCAAACCTTTATAGTTCATATCTCAATTCTAAGATGCCCCACCCAGAAGGCCCCCTCCACAGCGTACAGCTTCGCGGTCACAAAGGCCTTGCTGCTAGCGCCAACCTAACTTACGATGTTGGGGGGAATGTTTTAGACGTTTCTGGTGAGACCAAAACAAACCTTTTGACGACAACTGGTCCGGCAATGTTCCAAAGCACAGTGAAAAACAAAGCAGCAGTCCACAACAACATAGTCACAATCACAGATGAGAAATACAGCGTGTCTGATGCGGATTATACAGTCCTTTGTGATACTACCAAAAACCCGGTTCTGGCCACTCTTCCTCCTGCCTGTAACCATGCCGGCCGCATCATTGTTATTAAAAAGGTTAATAAAAATAAATATAAGTTAAATTCGCATGTGTTAACGATCGGAGTGCAAGAGGGGATGATCGATTATTCGGAGGATCTTACGGTTAAATATAACAATTCCTCCAGAGTGGTTCAATCTGACGGTGAAAACTGGTGGCTTATTGGGAAAGCGGGATCATAAAATGGTTCTTTTCAAGCTCCGCTACACTATTTAACTTTGCAAAACTGTTTTTTAGGAGAACTCCATGTCAAATTTATTAAAAGAGGCAATTGTAGACGCGTCTGCATTGCGTGAAGCTGCGTTGAAAAATGCTGAATCATCTGTAATCGATAAGTATTCGGATGAGGTTCGCGCTACTCTTAACCAGCTACTGGAACAAGACGACCTTATGGGTATGGATCTTGATGCTGTAGCTGACGCTGGTGCAGCAGATCCAATGGGTGCTGACGCCGGCGCAGACCCGATAGCTGGTGCAGAAGATCCGGCTATGGCTGCTCCAGATGCTGCTGACCCTGCTGCCGCAGCCCCCACCGCTGGCGATGAGTCCTTAGAAGAGGATGTAGAAGACGTCCCAGTCGCCGCTACCGACGATATTAGCCAGATGGATGGACAGAACCTTGAAAATATTCCCGGTGAAGGCGAGACCGTTGAGGTGACCTTGGATCTTGGAACACTTAAAGAGTCTGTCGCCGCACTGCAGGCAGAGATTGAAGAAGATTTGACCTTTGACGAGTATACACTTATCGATATGCTTAAAGAAGAGGCTGCCGAAGATGAGAAAGAAGGCGTTAACGCCGCTGAAATGTCTGGCGACGATGATGCCGGCATTGATTCTGCTGCTGAAGAGGATGCTGATGCAGCCGATTCCTCTGGACCGAAAGGTTCGACCATCGCAGAAGATGAACAAATTGAAATCTCCGATGACATGATTGATGAAATCGCAGAGAGACTTACAGTAGATATGGGTGCTACCCTATCCGGTTGGGCAGGACGCTCTTCCGAGAGTATCAAATATGAACTTGCGCGAGCGCTTGCCGCTCGCCGTAGCACCGGTGTCCAAGATGAATTAGAAATTATGAGAAAAGCCCAAGAGGAGCTAGTTTTCGAAAATAAACAGCTGAAGGGGCGACTTTCACAATATGAGCAGGTAACAGGCGAACTTAAGGAGACACTGCAAACAGTTAACCTTTCGAACGCCCGCTTGCTTTATACGAATCGGGTATTAAGGAATACCTCCCTAAATGAGCGGCAAAAAACAAGAATTGCCGAGTCTATTTCAAAGGCCGATTCTGTCTCAGAAGCAAAGACAATTTATAATACGCTTCAAAGCACAATGGAGGAGGCACCCAAACGCTCTCCACAATCATTGAGCGAAGCTATTAGCCGTCCAACTTCTGTAATTCGTGCAACTCGTAAAGAGTCCGCACAACCCACCGACGTATTCGCAAAACGTATGCGTCGTTTAGCCGGGATTAAATAAATACAATTTATAAGGAGGTATTTTAAAATGGCTAGTATTATTGAAAGATTGACCGAAGGTGTCGTCAATCGCGATATGCGTGCTGAAGGCAGCGCATTGTTAAATAAGTGGGAGAAGACAGGTCTTTTGGAGGGTCTAGATTCAGATCGTAAGCGTTCTGGAATGGCCCGCATGCTTGAGAATCAAGCAAAAGAGCTTCTCCGTGAGTCGAGCAGCATGAGTGCTGGTGATGTTGAGGGCTTTGCAGCCGTCGCGTTCCCCATCGTTCGTCGCGTGTTCGCAGGTTTGATCGCAAACGATCTCGTTTCGGTCCAGCCGATGAGTCTCCCTTCCGGACTCATCTTCTTCCTTGATTTCGTGTTCTCACCGAATCTTGGATCTACCGGTAGTCAACGAGACCGCATGGGTAACATTGTCGATAAGTCGATTTATGGTACAAACCAAGTCGGTAGCCAAATTACTGGCGGTGTGAGTCTTGTGGGGGCGACCCTCAAGGAAGACCTTTCTGGTCCTCGCACTGTTGGTGCTCGCGGTTATGCTTATGCATCTCCGACTGGCTCTGGCGGTATTGAGACTGCTCAGTGGGGCCTTGCAGATAACTTCTCGCTCTCTGGTTCCACCGAGGCCCAGCGCCGTAAGTGGCTCCAATATGATCCTGACATTATGGCTCTTTCGTCTTCGGGCGAGGCTATTGGTGTTGCGGTCTTTGAGTGTGCAGGTAGCGCAATCACCGGTTCAACGAGCGGCCAACCGGCCGACTATAAGAACCTTGGTGCTTTCTCGGCATCGTTCAACGGTTCCGATGGCGGTACTACTGCAACTAACGTTGGTGCGGGCTCACGCCTCATCCGTCGTTTGACCATGCAGACTGGCTCTGGAACTGAGTCGAACGTTCGTTTCGTCGTTATCGGCGCCGATTCGGCCGCCGGCGTTTCCGGCGACAACGTTGCTCTCGGTTCTCTTGAGGCTGTTGTTCAGTTCCCCATTAAGGATAACCTTACGACCAGCAATGCGCTTGGTTCTGTGGTTGGTACCTCGTTATGGGGACTTGAGGGTAGCGAAGAGATCCCCGAGATCGACATCAAAGTCGATTCCGTGGCTGTCACCGCGATGACCAAGAAGCTGAAGGCCAAGTGGACGCCAGAGTTGGGACAGGATCTTAATGCCTATCACAACCTTGACGCCGAGGTCGAGCTTACCAGCATTCTCTCCGAGCAGATTGCTCTTGAGATTGACCGTGAGATCCTTGGAGACCTCGTTAACGGTGCAACCGCTGGTACTTACTACTGGTCGCGTTCGCCGGGTCTGTTCTTGAACCGTGAGACGGGTGTCGAAATCGGCGCTAGTTCTGCGGCTCCGGACTTCACCGGTACCGTGTCAGAGTGGTACGAGACTCTTTGTGAGACCATCAATGATGTGTCCGCTCAGATTCACCGTAAGACTCTGCGTGGTGGTGCTAACTTTATCGTCTGCGGACCCGAGGTTGCAAACATCCTTGAGTTCACGGCTGGTTTCCGCGCAAGCGTTACCGCTGATGACGAGACTGGTTCCATTGGTGCAGTCAAGGTCGGCTCGCTGAGCAAGAAGTTCGATGTTATCGTCGATCCTTACTTCCTCCGCAATGTGGTTCTTGTTGGCCGTCGCGGCTCCTCTTTCCTTGAAAGCGGATACGTGTACGCTCCGTACGTCCCACTGCAGACCACGCCCACTATCTTTGGGCCGGAAGACTTCGTGCCCCGTAAGGGAGTCATGACGCGTTATGCGAAGAAGATGGTGCGCCCCGACCTTTATGGTCTGGTCATTATCTCCGGTCTTCTCGGAATCGCCGGCGCCACTAGCTAAACACTAGCACAAACGTCAAAATAAATGTAAAGCCTCCTTCTTCGGAAGGGGGCTTTCGTTTGTTTGAGGCTACTTATAGGCGAGGAGAGAAATCTCTTCGTTAATTGACCTAATTAATATTCATATAAGGAGAAATATATTATGGGAACCAAAAGAGTAGGTTGGGCACGAATTCGTAGCCTGATTAACGAAAACGCAAATCAAGTGGGGCCAAAAATTATGCGGATCACGCAGATTACTGCCGCCACCACACTTACCGCAGCGCAGTCTGGAACGACTGTTTATTGGACACACGGTTCGACACACGATCTGACACTTCCAACTGCCGTGATCGGCTTGAATTTCAAAGTCGTTCTGGTGGCCGGCGCTACGGCGGCCCACAACATTGTGAGTCAATCTGCTGACAAGATCTATGGCAAAGTAGTGGTTACCAAGGCGGGCGCTGTTGATAAAAACAGCACACAGGTCGTCCTGAAGGGCGCTGCTGTTGATAAGGTGAAACTGCATAAGGGGACTGCGTCCCTTGGTGGTGACGCAGGTGATATTGTAGAGTTAGTCTGCATTGACGAAGGATATTGGACATGTACCGCATCCTTAGTTAGCACCAGCACTCCCACGGGTACGGCAGTTCTTGCTGACTCGTAATAGCAAACAGTATTAAAACCAATCTTGAAGCCCCTTCTTCGGAAGGGGTTTCTTTTTGTTGAGAACAATACTACTTACTTACACACCATAGTAGGAGTTAACATGGGTAAAAAACGAAGATTAAGAAGTGCACAGGCCAAGTTTGGCATTAAACACGGCGCACATCCCCGCATGGCGCTTTTGAACAGCCAGACAGAAACAGTCGCCTCCACCGCGCCATCGGCACCAGTTGTCGAGCTTGCCACGAAAGTCGAGCCAGAACCAGAGGTTGAGGTTGTGGTGGCACCCACGGAGCCTGTAAAGACCACCGTGGAAGCAGTTGTGACGAAGGGCGCCACTACAAAGCCAAAGGCTAAGACTACAACCACCAAGAAGCGCCCCACTACGACAAGAACAGCTCGCAAGAAGAAAGCAAAAAAGAAGACTTCTTCAGAAGCATCAGCATAAAGGCTTTTCTTTATAGGGCGCGTGGTATTATAGGTGGAGTTTTGTCTCGCAGTTCACTAATTATTGCGAAGGAAACTATTTGAATGCCCACCAATCTTAGCCCAAAGTCTCAAACTAGTGCAATTGTGCTCACCTCAACCGGCTCCGCAGCCCTTGTTGCAGCTGCCGTTCCGTATGGAATCTACACAGGATCTGCCGACTTTCTAAGTGGGGCATCCCTGCAGGTAAAATACGTATATAAGAAACTTGGCGGCGACGTGGTAGACATCGAGTTGACGCCGGCCAATGTCTATGCGGCATATGAAGAGGCTGTGCTAGAATACTCGTACATCATAAACTTACACCAGAGCGAAAACATCATGTCGGACGTTTTGGGCCAACAGACGGGCACGTTTGACCACCTAGGCGAGCGCCTGACCGGCCCAGAAAACGTGAATCTTAAATACCCACGTTTCCAGTTTGCTCAAGCACGCAAGATAGGCGACGCAGTTGCAACCGCCGGCGGCTACGGCGGCACAGTGCCTATTTACTCGGCTTCTTTCGCGACAAAGCAGAACCAACAGGATTACGATCTTCAGAATATCATTTCTGCGTCGTCTGCTACTGGCACGAACGATGCTGATAAAGCGGTGCCCTTTGCGGGCGAAGTTGGTAACAAACGTGTTGTCATCACTAAGGTTTTTTACAAGTCTCCACGAGCCATGTGGCGCTTCTACGGCTATTATGGCGGTATTGGTGTCGTGGGAAACTATTCGACATATGGTCAGTTTTCAGATGATTCCACATTTGAAATTATTCCGACATGGCAGAACAAGATGCAAGCGATCATGTATGAAGATTCAATTTACACACGCACGTCTCATTACTCTTATGAGATAAAAGATAACAAGCTGCGCCTTTTCCCCACTCCCGATCAGTATGGCTTTGGAGATGGGGATAATGATCGCATTTGGGTTAACTTTTATATTGACAACCAGAATGCGTGGGATAATAACAGTGACTATGATGATGGCAGAGAAGGAATCAACAACCCGAATTCGCTTCCATTTGATAACTTGCCCTATAAGAATATCAACGCAATAGGAAAACAGTGGATCCGCAAGTATGCGCTAGCAGTCTGTAAGGAGATGCTTGGGCAGATTCGCGGTAAATTTACATCGGTGCCAATTCCCGGGGAAAGTGTCACCTTAAATCACGCAGAACTCTTATCGCAAGCAAAGGAAGAGCAGCAGCAACTGAGAGAAAAGTTGGTAGAAATTCTTGACAGGCTAAACTACAACGAATTGGCCAAGACCGATGCCGAGATGACAGACGCTGCAGTTCAGGCTTTGAAGAATTCCCCCTTGCCAATCTTTGTAGGATAATATGATCGATGTCAGAAGACAACAAATGGAGTAGACCAGCAGCACCACCCCCTCCTCTCTTTCTAGGGAAGAAGGAGCGCGATCTTGTTAAGCAAGTCAATGACGAGCTTATCGAGAAGGTCATCGGGCAGCAGATCTTATACTATCCCATTGACATGGAGCGTACTAACTTCAACGATCTCTATGGCGAAGCAATAGAAAAGACTTATCTGCCCCCAGTTCGTGTCTACGCCCTCGTAGAGTTTACCGACTTCTCCACAGACTACATGGAAGGCGCCGGAGTAGATAAAAGTTGGGAGATTAACGTCCATTTTCACAAGCGCAGACTTGAACAAGATCAAAACATGTATGTGCGTGAAGGTGACTTTGTATTATATGGTGATAATTACTATGAGATAGTTAAATTGGTGGAGCCGAAACTTTTGTTTGGGCAAATTGATCACTCGTTTGAGATCGCCGCTCGATGTCGCAGAGCTAGAAAGGGTTTATTTGATGCTTCCTGATGATTTTGATTTTGCAATGATTCCTCCCGGAGAAGAATTGGCTCTCCGTGAGATTGGCATGCTTTCGTCTACTATAGAGACGATTGACCGCGCTTTAGTAACGTGGCTCAAGAACGATCTTGAGTTGGCCGCCCAAACCAACGAAGGCTGGAAAACCGTACCGGTTCTCTGGCAAGCCCCGGAGCGTTCCTATCAGGTCAAGCACGACAAGGCCCTGAGAGATGATAACGGCGCCCTGATCTTACCCCTCATCAGTGTTGAGCGCACCAATATCGTAAAAGATCCGCAGCGTAAAGGCTCGTTTCAGGCTCAGATCTACTCCAAACGACATAATGGCCGCACCGGCCGATGGGTTATTGCCAAGCAAATAGTAGAAGACAAGACGCGAAACTTTGCAGTGGTCGGCAACGAACGTAGGGGGAACTATACCGACGGCAAAGAACAGCGATATTACCCACGCCAAAATAAGAAGATCGTGGTCAGGAGCTTATCGATCCCTATACCCATTTACGTGAATGTTGAGTACAAAATCATCATTAAGACAGAATACCAGCAGCAGATGAACAACCTCTTACAACCGTTCATGACCCGTACGGGGCAAATCAACTCTTTTGTGCTGCAAGAGTCGGGCCACCGCTATGAGGTGTTCATCGATCAAACCTTTACACATAACAACAATGTTAGCAATCTCGACGAAGAGATACGCCTATTCAACTCCGATATCTCTATTAAAATTTTGGGCTACTTGATCGGTGAAGGCGACAACGATGACAGGCCGCTCGTAAGAGTTGATGAAAACGTTGTTGAGATAACATGGCCACAAGAAGGAATCGTACCGGAAGACGAAGAAGGCTTCTTTAACATCAGTTCCTGAAGTCAAAGTTGGAATTTATTAAACTTCCTGTAGACTTTTGAATTCCAAAATACTATTTAAAGTATGATTGTGACACCAATTAATTCTATTTTTAAAGAGAGGAACCAATAATGTCAGTTAAAAGTTTTAAATTTGTATCTCCGGGAGTGTTTATCCACGAGATTGATAACTCGTTTATCCCGAAATCTGCAGATGCAATCGGCCCGGTAGTCATCGGCCGTTCACAACGCGGCCTTGCTATGAAGCCAGTCACCGTGGAGTCCTATTCCAAGTTTGTGGAGATGTTCGGAGACACAGTTCCCGGTAACGGCGGTGGTGACATTTATCGCGACGGTAACAAGCAGTCCCCGATGTACGGCACGTACGCCGCCAAGGCATTCCTCCGTGCAAACGTGGCCCCTCTTACATACGTGCGCCTTCTTGGCCACCAGTCCACCACTAACGATGGCACCGATGATGCACAATCAGGCTGGAAGACCACCGGTGTCCCGGTTACGGGTTCGGATGGCGGCGCTTACGGATTCTTCGTGGCCCCTTCTTCTTCTAACGGCCTTCTGACCGGCTCGACTTACGGGCTGCAGCTGGGAGCCATCATCTATGCACAGAGCGGCTCCGTGATGCTATCCGGAACCATCGCCGGTTCCGGATCTGCTGGAAACACAGTTTGCGCCTCTTCGACACTGGTCGAGAGCGATTCAAATGGCAACTTCAAGCTTTGTCTCCGCAACCTCGCCGAAGGCGAAAAGGTCTATTCCGTCAACTTTAATGACACTTCTGAGTTGTTTATTCGCAAGCGTCTGAACACAAACCCCCAATTGACTTCCGATAAGGGCGATTTCTATCCGTCGGCTTCTTACAACTATTACTGGCTTGGCGAATCTTTCGAGCAGGAACTGCGTGAGCGCTCCACTGTGGGCGGCGGCAGCACCAAGCTTGTTGGCTTTATTGCCGGCTTGGCCTCGGGCTCCTCTGAGACTATCGGCCCACACAGGATGAAGGGAATTCCATCTCAGGAAGCTGTAGCTGGCTGGTTCCTTGGTCAGGACCTCGGAAACTACGCGTCTTATAACCCGGCATCTGCCACGAAGCTGTTCCGCCTTGTTGGCCGCGGCCATGGCGAATGGATCAACAGGAACCTTAAGGTGTCTATTGAGAAGATCCGGCAGTCTAACACCACTACTACCGAATACGGAACATTCTCGATTGTCCTCCGACAGCTTTCAGATACCGACAGCAATGTGGTGGTCATGGAGCGCTATGATAATCTGACTCTTGATCCTTCTTCTCCCAACTATGTGGCGCGCAAGATTGGAGACAAGTTTGATCGCTGGGATACTACCACGCGTAGACTTAAGACTTATGGTGATTTCGACAACACCTCCAAATTCGTACGAGTGGAGATGAATGCCGATGTTGAAGCTGGTGCGACTGACCCAATCCTTCTCCCATTCGGCTATTATGGACCTCCCAAGCTCCGAGACATTTCGGAAGCCATTCCGTGTGTATCGTCAAACGGAAATCAGCTTTTACAGCGATTTATCCGAGTTGGTAAAGGTACCCCGGGCTACAGCAATGTTGCAGGAGTTCCGATGATCTCCTCATCCTTCACCCCCGCCACCGCCCGCGCATCCTTCTACTTCCCCTCAGTGCGCCTGCGCAGCAAGGCGACAGATGGAAGCCTCTCAGATCCTACCAAAGCTTACTTCGGCTTCGAGGTCACACGCACCTCGACTTCAACACGTCCCGACAACAGTGTCGCAGATCCGCAGCGCCTGTGGTATGCAAGTCTTGGTACCGCCGCAGGCGTTCCGCTTGATACTACGGCAGCTAGCTATAATGTATCCGCATCGTCCGCCATTGAAGGATACTCTTATATCTTCACGATGGACAACGTGAGTGCCTCATCCGACGGCGTATACACTTACGCATCTGGTTCTCGCAAGACCGGGAAGAGTACCTCTGCTCGAAGCTCCAACACCTATGTGACGCTGCTTGATGCGGGCTACAACCGCTTCACCGCACCGTTCTGGGGCGGGTTCGATGGCTTTGACATCATGAAGCCGGATCCTATGTACAACAGAGGTATTTCAGACGCCGCAACGGAAGACACTTCTTATGCCTTTAACACGTACAAGCGCGCAATTGACACGGTTGCAGATCCAGAGTACATTAACATGAATCTTCTGGCGTCCCCGGGCCTTACTCAAGACACGCTTACAACTCACATGCTAAATGTGTGCTCCGAACGCGCCGACTCTATGGCTCTCATCGACTTAGCAAACGTTTATATCCCATCTTCAGAGAGATATTACGCAGACAAGACGAGCCGCATCGGCACAACCCCGACAACAGCCGCTACCGCCCTTAAGGACAGAAGGCTGGACACCAGCTATGGCGCCACCTACTACCCGTGGGTTCAGACCCGCGACGAAGATACCGGTCGCCTGCTGTGGGTTCCACCCAGCGTTGTTATGATGGGTGTTCTCGCCAGTTCTGAAGCCAAGTCGGCTGCGTGGTTTGCACCGGCCGGATTCAATCGCGGCGGCCTTACTGATGGTGCTGCAGGCATCCCAGTTACGAGCGTGACCGAGCGATTGTCCTCCAAAGACCGCGACACTCTCTATGAGGCTCGAATCAATCCGATTGCTTCGTTCCCCTCTAGCGGAATCGTTGTCTTCGGGCAGAAGACCCTTCAAGAGCGCCAGTCGGCTCTGGACCGCATCAACGTGCGACGACTCGTTATCTACCTCAAGAAGCAGATTTCGATTCTCTCCACGCAGGTGCTGTTTGAGCAAAACGTACAGGCCACATGGAGTCGATTCATTAACCTTATTGAGCCGTTCCTTGCCAATGTCAAGGTAGATTTCGGTATCACCGATTATCGCCTGATTCTTGACGAGAGTACGACTACACCGGACTTGATTGACCAGAACATTCTTTATGCGAAGATTATGGTCAAGCCAGCCCGGGCCATCGAATACATCGCGATTGACTTCGTGATTATGTCGACCGGCGCATCATTTGACGACTAAAAGAAAGGGGGCGATTTCGCCCCGGCACACTAATTAAAGTTAGAAACACTACAGGAGTTCCCACATTATGCCATTCTGGACAAAAGATCACAGCGGAGACGCTACTTTAAGAGATCCCAAAAGAAAATTTAGATTTATTGTGAACTTCGACGGCATCGCCGGCGAAAACGCAACTGCATGGTACGCTAAGACAGCCACCAAGCCATCGTTCCAAATTGGCGCTGCGGAACACAAATACCTTAACCACACATTCTTTTATCCCGGTTCTGTAACTTGGCAGGATGTGAGCATTACCCTTGTTGATCCCGTTGATCCCGATGTCGCGGCCACATTCTCGGACATTGTTGTACAGGCTGGCTATACGCCACCCGCCGATATTATGAAATGGGCAACGATGTCGAAGGCCAAGGCCTCAACAGCACTTGGCGCAGTCACTGTGACTCAAATTGATTCCAACGGGGCCCCACTTGAAACGTGGAGACTCTACAACTCTTGGCTTTCCGAGGTCAAATATGGAGATTTAGAGTACGGCGGAGACGACTTAACAGAAGTTGCGCTGACCCTCAAGTATGACTGGGCCATGCTCAAGACCGAGAACACAGACGGCTCGGCACTCAAGACCTCTGGTGGTTCTGAGTTCTTCAAGATTTAACATAGCAAATAAAGAGGTGAACATTGGCTAGAAACAAAGAGCGTTTGGGGACGCACAGTAATACTGACAGCACTCCCCCCGCGCCACTTATGCAAGACGGTAACTCCGGCGGGTTTTCATTTGTTGTCCCGACCGAGTTCGTTGAGTTGCCATCTGGGGGCAAATTTTACCCAGAAGGACACCCCCTACATGGGGAATCCACAATTGAGATCAAACAAATGACCGCGAAAGAAGAGGACTTGCTCACATCGCGCTCACTGCTAAAGAAGGGTATTGCCCTTGACAGACTTTTGCAGAGTGTTATTGTGAACAAGGCCATTAACCCAACTCAGTTGTTGGTTGGCGATAGAAACGCTGTACTGGTAGCCACCCGCATTTCCGGCTACGGTAATGATTATGTGACTAAAGTCGCGTGTCCTGCTTGTAGCGCCAATCAAGAGTATTCTTTTGACTTGAACGAAATTGATACTTACAACGGATCGGGCTTGAATGCCGACGAGGCAACAGATAACGGAGACGGAACGTTTACAACGATTCTTCCTCAAACAAAAGTTGAAGTTGTTTATCGACTTCTCTCCGGCGCAGATGAAAAAGCACTAATGAATCAAATGGAGACTGCGCGTAAGAATCGGCGAGATGAAAACGCAGTAACGCGACAACTCAAGCTCATCATCAACTCAGTTAATGGAGATGAAACACAGAAATCGATTAACTATCTTGTAGAAAACATGCCGTCGCAAGATGCTCGCCATCTTCGACTGGTCTTTAAATTGTCTGCGCCGAATCTTGACATGAACCAACTTTTTGAATGTAATGAGTGTGATTATGAGCAGGAACTGGAGGTTCCGCTTACTGCGGACTTTTTTTGGCCTGACCGATGAGTACTCGGAACACATATATGAGCAGTTTTTCTTCTTAAAATATTCAGGAGGCTGGTCATTTTCAGAAGCTTACAATCTTCCAATTGGTTTGCGCGAGTGGTTTGTTAAGCGGCTTATGAAGCAATTGAAGGATGAAGCCGAGGCAATGGAAAAAGCCTCAAAGGGCAAAGGCGGCGGTAACACGCAAACTTTGTCCGCTCAAAATCAACCGGGAGCCCCACGCGGGTGGCCCGGCGCCGGAGGGTGAGGTTAAAAGCCTCGCCTTTTTTGGTACATAACTAATTATTTCTAGAAAAGAGGGCACCCCTGTGGCTAACGACAACAACCTTACAGCAGATGAGCTAAGAGAGGCTCAAGAAGAAATAGACAAGCTTAAAGCAAAAACTGCATCGCTCACAGAAGAAGACCGAAAACGCCTTAAGGTACTTCAAGCCGCAGTCGAAGCCCAAAAGGAAGGTCTCGATTATTCTAAAAAGAAAATTCAAAGCCTGAAAGAAGAGGCCGCGGCATTAGAGGCGGCCATCGATGCCGAAAACCGAAGAAACGCCGCATCTCAAGATAGCTACGCCAACCGCGAAAGGTCCCGCCAACTGGCAGAAATCGAACTTGATAAAGAAGTTGAGATGTTAAAGCTATTAAAACAAAAGGTTTTAGTCAATGGCGAGTTGACCGAGGAGGAGGAGGAGCTTTATAAAAAATTGGGCAACAG